TTTGAGTACCAACTAGAGTACCAGTATAATCTTTTAAGTTAGTTCTGTTCCATTGACCAACCTGAGTTGCACCATTACCACCAGAGTTTTCTGCGTAAAAATCTAAGTCACCATTTGATGCACCAGCAGAAGTTTCTGCTTGGATATATGTGTAACCATCAACAGACTTAACACCACCAAGCGATGACCAAGCACCTGAAGAATATCCTTCAAATGTAGATTGAGTAGAATTATAACGAACCATACCAACTGCTGGTGTATATGGTCGTTGTGCAGTTGTACCTGATGGAACTTGTAGGTAACCAAGAGTGGTAAGAGAAGTAACAGTACCAGCAGTTGGAATTGTTCCGCCAGTAACTGTATAGGTAATGCTTGTTCCAGAAACAATGCTTGCTACAACTACGCTGGTTGGAGAACCACCAAAGAGAGTTCCAGTACCAGCAGTGGCAGAAATATTTTGTCCAACATTAATACCAGTGGTAGATGTTATACCAGTGAGTGTTGCTGTCCATGGACCAGTACCAGTAATAGTTCCAACAGTTGCACCACCATAACTTCCATTGCTCATTGTTATAGAAGTGACACCAGCAAACGATGTTGTAGTATCGCCAACCTGCGCAGCAGTAGAGCCAATTGTTAAAGCAGAAGTAACCCAAGAAGGAGCACTAGATGCACCAGTAGAGCGAAGAACATATCCTGAAGCACCTGGAGCAATAAATGCAGTTGTATTAGTATCTGATTGATAAACTAGATAACCTGCAGAACCACCTTGAATGTTTGCAGCATTGGTAGCGTTAGTAGCAGTACCAGTAGTAAGAGAAGAAGCGTTTACCCAAATTGGTGTACCACTACCAGCAGATTGTAGCAACTGGCCAGAAGTACCAGCAGAATTAAGAGCCAAACCACCAGAAGTAGAATAAGCAACTGCGCCAGCTGTAGCAGTTAATGAAGAACCAGTACCACCATATGTTAAACCAATGGCATTACCAGCCCATACAGAATTGGTAGACAATGTTTTATTTGTTAGTGATTGAGTTGCAGAAAGAGTAACAACTGTCGCTCCACCACCAGCTGTGGAACCATCATGCAAACGCAATGTTTTTATATCGGTATCATAGGTGATCTCACCCTGTGCTCCAGTAAAAGCATTGTTTTGTGTAGTTGTACCTCTTCTAAATTGTACTTGGGATGACATTTATAATTCCTCTTTCGATATATTTATGCTTGCGCTTCAGACCAAAATAAGTTAATATTTGCAACAGCTGCAGCACTGTCTAAGTTTTTAACAACAATTGCCAACATGTCTGGTCCGTCTGGATAGTTAGCATAGCCACCAATTGATGAGTTTGATAATTCTTTCAACTGACCCAAGTCAATTTCAGCGAAACCATTTGGTTGACCAAGAGTTGAAAAGTTTTGTTCACCTGGAGTTGCAGCAGTTGAACTGCTTGTAGAAATCTGAGCAAAAGATGGCTGTGAACCAAGACCAACAGTATTAACAGATGTCCATGTTAGTGATGTTGCATCAATATTTCCTGGATTCAAAATACCAGTTACCTGAACAGATTTATCAGACTGGACCTGTAATTTTTGTAGTAGCAGTAAAGATCTATTAACTAAATCTCGATCGCCAAGAGTTCCTGAAATTGAGTTAGATACCGATGGAGCCAAACGAAGGAAGAATGCAGTTTTAGATTGATTACCAGTTAATGATATACTAGTGGCAGTATAGTTAAAGTAGTAACCACGATCATTATCAAATCCACCATCAATAATATAAGAAGAACCCCAGTGGCAGATTGTTGGTGAAGCAGTAACAGAAGACAACCACACGGCAGTTTGTCCATTGCCAACTGCATGAGATGCAGCAGTAGTTCCAGTAAATGTTTGTGATTTACCACCAACATACTGGGTGATAGATGCGCCACGGGTACAACCAGTTAAATTATTTCCAGAAACACCTGAGAAGTTAATTAGTTCGCCTTCAATATTAACTGTTCCACCGATAGTCGGAAATCTAGAAGCATCAACTAAAGGTATAGTTGTTACTGAACTATTAATTGATGAAGAAAGAACTGAAACTGCTGATTCATTTTTAACTTGATAACGAACTGATTGGTTACCAGTTCTCATATATGCTTCATCGTTTAAATTATTTTGTTTCATACGATGAGCAACAACAAAGTTACCATCTGACCCACGCATCATAAAATCAATAAAGCCAGCACCGTACCATGAGAATGAAATTCCCATCATTTGCATTTTGTTTAAATTCACATTAAACCCAGAGAATCCAGTTCCGTCCATCTTATCAATATTAAATTGAGATTGTGGAACTCGTGTATCTGAAACCAAAGCGTATTTAATTGAAGCCGATGAATTAACACCACGATACTCTGGGTTAATAGACATAGTATTGTCATCGGTAATAGAACCAACTTTATATGTCATACCACGAATAACAATATTATCGCCAATTTTTAATTGTTGAGTAAATCGACAAGAGCCATTACCAGTCACAGTTTGCGATCCTGGAGTTACAGAAATATATGCTGAGAGTTGATAAGTTGCTGATCGTTTAACGCATGCTAATTCTTTACCATCAAATTCCCAGAACACACCATTTTGTTCATCGAATGGACCACAACGAACAGTTGCGCCAGTCCAGTTTGTACAAGTTACACGAGGGAAAGAAGTAATAACAGCAGAAGCAGATCCTAACGCTGATGCAGCAACTACAGTAAACACTGTTTCTGAAACAATACTATTTACACCATATGTCCCATTATATCCCGATGTTAGAACACCTGCGATTTGAACAGTGGAGTTGACTTGAAGACCATGATCAATTTCAGTGGTAACTGTAATTAACGAACCAGATGTAGTTCCTGATGCAGAAATTTGATCAAGGTTAATAACAGGATTAAACAAAACACCTGAAGACCAAAATAAACCTTTACCTGATTGGTAACGCATGTATTTTTTAGTCTGACGAGAAACAGAAGCACCATGAGTTGGAACAAAGTTACCCAACTGAACACCACCATCAAATGGGCGATGAAGAACGAATGCATCTGAACGAGTATAAACAGACATGTTAATTGATGAGTTGGCAACAGCGCCACCAACACGAGCAGTAAAAGTAAATACTGTTGGAGATGTAACTGTTTCTGCGTAAAAATTACCAGTGAGTAAAGAGTGGTTAGTACCGCTAGAAATAGCAACACCAACAATAGGAGTTCCTGGAACAAGACCATGATTGGATGAACAAGTTACAGTAATTTTAGAAGGAGAGTTAGCATCCGATGTAAACGATGCAGTATTTAATGATGATCCTGCATAGAAACCACCACGACGAGCATATGTTGATGCATTATAAAGCGACAATCCGTTTGTTCCAACAATACCCTTTGCGTAGTATGTTAATGTAGTTGAAGTTGGAACTGTGTTAATAACAAACGAACCTTCAGCACGAGAAGATGATGCTGTATTTGCTAATCCATAAACAATAACTGGAGTAGCAACTGTTAAACCATGATCAGCAGAACAAGTAACAGTAATTAAAGAAGGAGAAGAACCATCAGTTGTTACATTAGTAACGAATAAATCTAGTCCTGGCTTTTCAAAAATACCTGGAATGTTTTTTTGGTCAAAATAGTTTTGCCATTTAGTTGGTTGTAGACCATACTCAAAGTCAGCGTCAATCAATGCCTGCGGGTTAGCAACACGCATGCGTTCAATAGCATCAACACCGAAAGCATAGGGGCGAACAATATTACCTAAGTTCTTTGGAGCATCAGTATAGATGGAAATTTTATCTGTCGACAAATACATTGAAGTATCGGCAGAAAATGTTAATGTTGAAATACCTTGTTGTTCAGAATAAAAAGTAGTATTATCTGCAGGATCATACGCAATAGTACCACTACGAGTTGGATCACCAATCGCATATAAGTTTGTCTGATTTGTTTTGTTTGCGATAATTAACAGTTGAGTTAAATCACACTTGCCTGGAAACTTTAGCGTACCTGCGCCAGCAATTCCTGGAGTAAAAATATATTTTTCAATTAACTGGCGTGCCATGTTATTCCTTTAGAATCCAAAAATAATAGAGTAACCAAGATAATCAGATTTTACTGATTGGTCAAGGTTGTTCAATGAGATAATACCTGTGAAACTTAAAATACCTAGATCGTATACATAACTATTTGATCCAGTAACTAATCCTTCATCTTCACTAATAGAAGCTACATCATAAACAAACCCAAGGTCTGATAGAGTAGATCCAAAAATAGCAGAAGCAACAGTTGCGTTGGAGTCAGCATTGATCCAGTTAGCACCATTATAAGTAAGAACTTGTCCAGAAGTGGAACCTGATAGTGCCACATCAGAAAGCGACGCTAATGAACTACCACCTGGAGTTGCCCAAACAACACCTGAACCAGTAGACTTTAAAAACTGTCCATTAGAACCTGTGTTTCCACCTGCTGTTAAAGAACCAGTCAATACAGCAGCAGAAAGAGTTTTGTTTGTTAGGGTTTGTGTGCCAGTGAGAGTAGCAACTGTGACGATGGCATCGACACCACCTGGGGATTTTAAAAAGAATAGATTGCCATCATAAGTGTTTAATGCAAGTTCGCCCAACGCTAAATCTGTCGTTTCGGGATTTTTGCTCGCTACTGAAGAGCGTTTGATTAAAACTTTATTGGCCATAATAACCTATTCTATTTAGAAAACAATACTCAGTATATACTGAGATGGTGGGACTTACACCCACCATGTATTTATGCTACTTTAATAAGTACCACCATCAATTTGGAAGCCATCCAGTGTAGAAGTTGCAGCGCCAGCACCAGTAATATTAGTACCAATATACATTGATTTAGCAACAGACAAACCACCAGATAATACAACTGGAGCAGTTCCAAGAGCGGAAGCATCAGTAGTAGAAGTGAAAGTCACATTACCAGTAGCAGCAACAGTAGTACCACTGAATGAAGAAGAAGTAATTGTTTTATTACTTAATGCTTCAGAACCTGCCAAAGTGGCAAGAGTACCAGTTGTTGGTAGAGTAACAGAAGTGTTAGCAGTTTGTGTTAATGTTAAAGAATATGCGCCACTAGTAGTAAATGCGCCTGCTGTAGAAATATTACCACCAAGAGTGATAGTATTTGATCCATTGTTAACACCAGTACCACCATATGTTCCACCAATTACTGAACCATTCCAAGTACCAGTAGCAATAGTACCTAATGTAGTAATTGAAGTCTGACCAACATAACTTGCAGAAATATCAATAGAATCAGCATTAGCAATAATTCTATTTGTAGTACCAACTACATTTAAAGTATTACCAGATTTAGTTAAACCATCACCAGCGATAACAGAACCAGCACCAGAGAACTGAACAAATGTTAAAACAGTTGTATCAATTGTTATGCTACCGTCTGTTGTAAGAACATAACCATTGTCTGCACCAACAGTACCTTCTTCAACGAAAGTAAACATGCCTGGAGTAACTTCACCGCTTGGAGAGTTATCAGCATCTGTAGCACGAG